TTAACGACAGGCTTGAGTGCGTCCGCGTCCCCGGGAACCCCACCTATATATACCACGATCTAAACCAACCCATTCTCCCTCACTCTCCCTACCCTCCCTTACCCGACAAATCTTTTCGCACTGTTTTTGGTCCCGTCATAGCGCATTCTGCGCAGATTTACGGGTCAAATGACACTAACGTAGGCTACGCCTTGCGACGCTTGACATGCTGTCGCGACTGCGTTGCAGACCACACTGTCGGGTCGTGTCACGTCTGTGAGCACCAGCTCCGGGATAACCAGCGGCGCTTCCTTGCCACTCGACGCGCCAGACGCTTCGAGAGGTACTGCGCCGAAAAATTTCAGGAACTCGCTAATGTCGATTACGACCATGAGCTTTTCATCTACGCACAGGAGCCACATCCTAAGAAAGCGCTTCGTATCCGTGCCGCCCGCGACATCATCATGCTCGGTTTGTTGCATCACCGTACCATGATCACTAAAGTCACTGGCAAGATGAAAAAATATGAGTTCGCCAAGCCTGGTAAAAACCCGCGACTGATCGCTGACTTAACCGTAGTCGGCAGCTTGCTCGGTGGTTATGTCACCAAGCTCATCAAACGTGCACAAACTTCTATCTCGTTCTCCTCTAAATTACACACCGAGTTTGTCGCTGCACCATCTTTCGACAAGCTCACTGAAGCGTTCACTCGACTCTGGAGTCCAGGTCACAACTGCTTTTATTACTTTTCTGACGACTCATGCCTCGGTGTAGACACAGCCGAAGGCAGACTCGTGGCTAACATGGACATAAGCAGTTGTGACACTTCTCACACCGAAGCCCTTTTCAACTCCATGATACGGTGCATGCCCCCCGGAGCTGTCCAGCAGCTCCTCCAGCGTAATGTGGCGCAGTTGTCTCTGCCATTTCACTTACGCTTCACTGATGGTGTCGCGCGCACCATCCTCCGGCCGAAGTTACCTACGTTGTTTTCTGGCAGCACCATGACAACGTGCTCCAACAATCATGCGTCTCTGCTCATGGCACTCGCAATCTCACAGATCGACTTCTCACGTCTAACCCTTGACCAAGCTAGACGCGAGATACTTGAAGCGTGCCGCAGAGCTGGTTATATCGTCACGTTGGATGTTTGTACCGAGCTGCAACAGCTGCAGTTCCTCAAACACTCACCCAACGCACGTTACCAACCCTGGTTGAATTTCGGTACAATCCTGCGCACCCTTGGCCAATGCCGTGCGGACGTCCCCGGAGCGTCCCGCCGCACCCTCGCCGAGAGGTCTAAGGTTTTTATGTCTGACGTCATTGCCGGCATGTCACATGCCGGTGTCTCCGAATTATATCGTGTCCTGGCTGCAAAGTACAACACGCCCACAGGGAGACCGTACGTTGACGTCGACGATTCATATAAACCTTACCTGACCTTCACAGACTCGGCTGACGTCTCAGAGGAGGACGTCATGCTTCGTTACGGCCACCCCGTTTTAGGGTTTTACGAAGCACTCAGTGATGCCGCTTTCGGTTCCATTCTCCGCCATCCCTTCGCCGG